TAACAACCTTTAATGAATTATCTATACGTGCATCATCAAACATTCCTGCTGGTGATTTACAAGTATTTTCTCCATTATTAACTGTTTCAAATACATAGTTTAATTTATCATTTTCATCTTTGACAACTTTGCCAAAAAGAACTATAGAAAATAGACCTTCCAAAGTTAATGTATTATCTATCATTTTACCAATAGTTTTTGCTTTAACTTTTCTATGTCCATTCACATCTGTTGATTCTTCTGAATGTGTCAAAAAGAATATATATAAATCATCTCTCATATCTTTAGGTAACTTAGCTACTTGAGCTAAATTAGCTGCAATTTGAGTAAATTTATCATATCCTTTTTCATTGGCTCTGTCAAAATATTCAAAACTTGACATATATTGCCAGTCATCTATTACTAGATTTTTTATATGAGGCATTTTATCATTAACATGCATCATAGCTTTCATAATTCCTGCAGAACTAGACACTGGTGTCATATTTCCTTTTTGATTATCTTTACTGATTGCTGTATAATTCTTTTTCCATCCTTTAAATGGTAAAGGTTTATTTGCAATGTTAATAATAAATGTCTCTTTAGGATCTAAATCCCTAATTGATGTTGATTTACCTGACCCGGAGTCAGCTATAACTAATACACTTTGTGCCATTATTTATTTAATTTTTGATTTATACTTAATAATGCTCTTTCAATTCCTATAAGAACATCTACTACTTCTCTTTTTTCTGGATCTTTAATTAATTCTTTAACTTGTGTAGGTTCTTTAATTGGTGATTTTCTGTCAGTTACATCATTAATTACTTTTAATTCAGTTACAGGTACAATATGTCTTTCAAATCCTGAACTACTTGTTACTACTTCATATTCTTCATTCCAATGAGCATTATGTTTTAATAAATATAATGTTCTTTTAGGATCTTCTGAATCATATTCAATACTAACAAATTCGGTATAGATATCTCTACCTTTTTGTAATTCACTTGGAAAGAAGGATACATGTAACTCATCTTTACCAGATGGTCTATATGCCATTTTTGGTATATATAGTGCATTTATACTTCCAACTGTTTGGAAATAATCTTCATGCTCTTTTCTTAATTCTTGTACTTTTGCTTTACGCTCTTGTGGTGTCATATATTATCTTCTTTGTTCTTGAGGTGGTGTATCCATCTCAGTTATTTGCATTCTTTCAAATTCTGCTTTAAAAAAACTCATTCTTGTATCACCATTCCTTGCTTTAAGGAAATGTAATACAAGAGTTCTATCATTTTCTATTATATATCTATCAGGACCATAATATCTAATCTTTTGTTTAGCAGGACGGTTAATACCTATTAAAGTATCAGCATGCTGTAACATTGCATCTGAACCAAATATATCTGATTCTAATACATAATTACCATATTTACCATTTACTGCTCTGTCTGGATTATCTATATTTCTATTTAATTGTGATAAACATATAAACATACAAGGATAATCTCTTTTACATTGAGTAAAAAACTCACCTAATTCAAATAACATATCTAATCTGTTATTTTGATATGGTGCTCTTTTTACTAATATACTATGATCAAGAGTTATAATAGTTTTCTTACCTTGATGTAAGTTCATATATATATCTACTTGATCCCTCATTTGATTAACAGTCATTGGTGTAGTAATAATATCTACAGGACTTTTAATTCTATCTTTAGCATATATATGACATTTATCAAATGTATCCTTAGATAAAGTAGTTCCTGCACTACACAATTCCTTATATGTTTTACCAGTTAAAGATGAAAATTCTCTTAATGCTGTAGTTCTACCTACCATTTCAAAACTAAATTCTAATACTCTATACTCTTCAGCTGGATTTAGAATGAAAGATTCTCTTACTATCTGATCCTTAATCAAAGTTTTCCCTGATCCAGGACGTCCCCCGATGACTGTAAGAGTGTTCCATTCTAATCCATCTGTTATAGCATCATTAAATTTAGGCCATGGAGTTTGTATAGATTTCTCTTGTCCACTCTGCCTAGCAAGCATATATTTTAATGCTTCATTAAATGACTGATATTGTCCATCCCATGCTGGTTTAATTTTACTCATACTACTTTTTCTTTAAAAGGTTGATCATCATCTATTTCTACACCATCACGAACCATATCACAATAATCAGCTAATTCAGAATGCTTTACTTTATACTTATCTGTTTTACATATAAAATATTGACTTGTTTTCATATACATATAATCTTTTTGTTTGTATTCATTTATATACATTACAGTTGCATGTGAAACTTCTTCCCATGTATAATCATATGTATCAAAAAACCATCTAAATGCATTTTCTAAAGTTTTTACATTTTGTCTACCAGGTTTACCACTTGGTAATTTACCTGAAGGCCATGCTTCTCTATATATTTTAAGCATTTCTACATATCCTTTACCTAATAATTGTGTAGTAGTTCTCTTTTTAGAAACTTTAAAGTATTGATTATATTTAACACAAATACTCTTACCTTTTGCAGTTAATGTAAACTTTGGTTTTTTATATACTAATAATCCTAATTCAATTAATCTTGTTGCATCTTCTTTTTTATTTTCTATTGGAAAAGAAATACTATTTTTAATCCCATACAAAAGAAGTAATTGGTTCGGTGTAAGTTTGTCTTTTAATATCTTCTGGAATAGTTCTAACATAATTTTTCATATTTTTTTTAAGTGTTTCATAAGCCTCACAAATTTGATGATCACCTATTTCTAATAAACCTTCTACTTGTTTAATACTATGTATTACACTTGCATGATGTTTATTTATATGTGCTCCTGTATATTGTAAAGTAAATCCCATTTTACTACACATATAGCAAAAGAGTTGTTTAAATATTACAAATTCTCTTTTTCTACATTCTTTACCTAAAGATCTCATTCTAAGTTCAGGATATAATGAACGCATGGTTCCTAATACTAATTTTTCAAGTATTTCTATTGTTTTAATTTGATGTGCTTCTTTCATTGCTGTTATACTATCTTCCCACTGTCTTACATTAACAACAACATCAGATTTATCACTAACTAATATATTAATATTTTTTTCATACTTTGATTCAAATTCAGTTTTAAACTGTTGAATCTCATTGGTCATTTCTAAAATATCTTCTTTAAACATATTGATTTTATTTAAGGTTTGTAAAGATACTAAAATTATTGTATCTTTATGTATAATTAAATACTATTGTAATGGCTAAAAAGAAAAAAACTGAAAAAAAAGAAAATGAAATACCAAAGCTTGAAGATCCTAAAATTCTTACAGACGAAGATAGATTAAAAGCACTTGAGAAAATGAATAAACTTTCAGGTTCTCAAGTTATAACATTACCTGATGATGCAGTTGTAAACATACCTATTTCAGGATTCTTTAAAAGATCTGTTGAAGGTGTATTTTTTCATCTTTTAGAAGATCTAGAAGCAAGTGAAATACTTAAAGTTATGGACAAGATCAAAAAAGGTTTTGAAGATGTTGACCCTAAAACAGTTAAAGATAGAGACAGAGCACTATGGTGCATTATGACTCTTTTATCTGAAATACATTGGCAAGCCGATGCTCAAGATAAAAATATTGTAACTGAACAAAAAGTAGGAAACTTAGTTACTTCTATTCTTACTGGTGTTAAAGGTGCTAAAGAACAACTTGCTAATGTTGCTGGAAAAAATACAGAAGAGGAAAAATCTAACGAAGATTAATTCCTACAAAATCCCCCATTTCAATTAAGGATTGTATTACAAGATTTAATTCTTGCTTACTGCAATCCTTAAATGATTTACAATATTCTTGTCCATCTTTATTAAAACATAATCCTGTTTTTCTTTTAGTTTCTAATTTTATTTCTTGAAATGTATTACCTATTTCATTTGCTAATTCTCTGATCATAGCATGAATCTTTGCAAGTTGTGCATTAGTTCCATCTTCACCAGATACACTAGCAAATATTTCTATTTTAACTCCTTCAGGTAATTCTTTAATCCAATTTTTATAAAGAGTACCTTTAGCCTTTATAGTGTGAATAAGTTCTCCATCCACTTTTTTTAATATTGAAAAGAAATTATTTTTCAAAATATAAATGTTAATATTATTGTTATTACAAACATTATAATTACAATATATGGTAAGTTATCTTGAATAAAATTGTTCATATCATTTCATTTTGACGTTCATTAATAATTTCATTAACAGCATCTATTTTACCGGTTAAATTTAACCATCTATTTATATGTTTTCTTTTTGTCCAAATAGTGACAGATGCTTTATCTTCTTGTATTGCTTGAATAGCACGTTGTAATCTTTCCCAATCATTTTTGGATAAAGTATATTCTTCAAGAATTTTCATGATCTTCTGTTATTTCTTTTTCTATTTCATACATCACTTCAGGACATAATTCATAAAAAAATCCAGACATATCAACTTGTTCATCAGTTGATACATTAACATTATCATTCCATAAATAAACATTTCCTACTTCAACAGTAGATCCTGTACCAGGATAATCATGTGTAGCTTCTTCAGCTGGTATATAAGTATATTCTATTTCTAGATCCCAATCATTTATTTTTTTTGTATAAGTCTTCAACATTTTTTTTATATTCTTTTTCTTTAATTAATTTCTTTAGATATTCCGCTGGAGTTCCTTTCCACTTTTCATTTTTCATCATTATGTAGATGTTTTTCATCTTTCCCATACTTTTTCATTATTTTAAGTAATTCAAATCTTGCAGGAAGAACTTGATCAGCATTACACTCATCACAACATCTTCCTTCTTTTTTTATAGGGTCAGGATTATTACCATAACCATATTCTGTTACATTGCATATACAGCATTTATAATAATTACCTGTCATTTTTTCCTCCATAATGATAAAACCAACAACTAAAACATATTATTTTAAATATTATTAATCCTATACTCATTTTTTAATTTTTTTATTTATCCAACAACCTATTTGTGTTGCTACATACATTCCTAAAGCAAATGAAGCCCCCATTAATATGAAGACTCCTGCCCATTCTAATATATTTATTACCATCTTCTATAACTATTTATATTATTTTTAATTTTTCTTGTAAAATATCTTGTCAAAGTATTAGGACAATCATATTCCCAATAACCATCTCTATGTACTATAACACTATAATCATGCATATTATAATTAGGATGATCAAATGTTGCAACAATACGTGGTTTTCCATAATCTAGAAAATATGAAGCACTAACATTTTTTCTTTTTGATTGTAAAACCCATTCATCTCTTCTTGGAATATATCTAAAATGCATTTCCATTACAGTATTATCACTCCATCCATAACTATGATAATAATTATTATTATTACCACTAATTGCATCTAATAATGCTATACCAAACCAAAAATTATAATTAGGTTTTTGTACATGATGATTATGATGTTTATTTTGATGTTTATGTTTATTTTTATGCTTTGGTTTTTGACCAAAACTAATAGTTGATATTAATAAGACTAATAAAATTATTTTTTTCATTTCTATTTATTTAAAGGATTATAAAACTTAATTTTTTCTTGATCAAATGTAGCTATCC